GGTTTTTGATCTTGATTCACAAACTCAAACAAGATCACATTGTCAACACCTTTGTTGACAGTTAATTTTTTTGCATACACAGGATCCCACCTCCGGTCAAAATAAGCGCCGCTGGTATCTACTAACAAAATTCGCTGAACTTGTTGATAAAGATAAACAGGGGTTGAATACATAGGACGCTCCAAACAATATTTACCTAAGGAGCCTTGGTATAAATATCCAAACTAATACTATATGGGCAAAGACTTATTTCAAAAACTAGCTGACAAATATCCGTTTATTACCTTGTGCGTTTACGCCAGCAATGAATATGTGGGGATTGTGCAAAACAGAGATGATGTTATCACCACCATCTATGACTTTGGAACTGTCAGAGATTCAGAACAAAAAAGGCGTTATCTTGATCTGGCCAACACCTGGTGGTGGGAAAGCAACAGAAGCATTCCGATCAACATATTCCTGCGTGGAGAATGGGATGAATTTCGTTTGTGCCTCCGCACATTTGTCAACAAAGATCTGGAAATCCTGCACGGTCCTGTGTGCAGCCTAAATGACATTGCCCGTAGAAAAGGCAAACGCAAATCAATTACTCTTGTGAGACGACTAGACTAACAGATTCATGTGCAAGGCTACCAGGGCTGCGTAGCCCACAGCATGCGCCTTTTTAAATGTGTATCCGCGACTGGTATCACCATCCCAGACTGAATCAAACACCTCAGGCCACGGCTGATTCTGCAGATGCGCTTTACCCGGGCGTATGATTGATATAAATGCTGCCATCCTGGGTATGCTGTCAGGCTTCATGGTCGCCAGCAAGTGTCCATAATTGCCCACGTGAACCAACTGTCTAGCCCATTCAGGATCTTGCCATAGTCTTGTCCATGGTGGCGTGGCCGCAAGCACAGCGTCATAATGCTCAGGACTCTGAATCAACTGATACACACTCATGTTTAGAAAGTCCAGTTTGAAGTAGCCCCGTGATTCTGCTGACTCGTAGTCTATGGCAGCACAGTTATTCACAGGATCTTGTGGAATGTCTGTGACATACACTCCTGAATTGTGACGTCTAGGTCTACCATCTGTGATCTGCCGTGCAGGGGTGTGCTGAATCAGTTTCAGTATATCATCTCTATTAGAGAAGTCAATGTCAATATCTGCGCTCATACTGTACACAACACCACAACGGTTTGCAATTGCTGTTCAGCTAGACGCACAGCGTACAGTGCATCTGCCACAGCTGGATGCTTTTGTGCCAGGTCCTGGGCTGCTTTCTCTTGTGTCATCTTTAGCCATGCCCAGGCAAGTGCTTCTTCAGCATTGGATGACAGGCCCACACTGGATCCGCCGCCCATAGTAAGCCAGGCGTTGCCATCATACACCTGCGTTTGATTGTTGTGGTATCGTAACATGCCTGCACTGGCAGCACCAGGACTGATGTATGGCCCAACAGGGTTGGTTGTTGTGACCCATGTACTTGTGGGGTAAACGCTGGTGATCATTATGTTACCATCCTGCTTGTTTCAAAATGTTCTTGGCATAGGCCTGATCCTGGGGTCTGTCCTGGAATCGTTTTTGCCAGGCATCGCTGTCAATATAGGGCCATATCATAGCAACCTGTGTGGCATCTAGTTCGCTCAGAAACTTCTGCCCGGATTCTGAATTGTAAATTACCCAGGCACTTATTCTACCTGCGGTCACAGCGTAACACAGCACATTGGCATTGCCGTATCGCATGCAATCATGTGCAGGGCTAGAGTTTTTTTCTGACCAGTCTATACCAAACTCTATGGCTCGGGCGAGTGCATCATCCACTGCTTCCACCTTTAGATGATCCACTAGGTACTCAGTGTACACCTTGTCGCTGCACCAGTGATCAATCTTGCGATTATTCTTCAACAACCAGGCCATGAATCTTTCCGGATTGATTACTCGAGTGTTTACACAGTAATGTCCAAACTTTACAAACGCTCGATAATAACTGCTTTCGCAAAATGTATCGTGTGTTTTGTTTCTGGCTGATCCTGACATGCTTTCATAAAAGCGAATGTAGGCCTGAAGTCCCAGTCGTGGACCTGGTTCGTCACGCTCGCGACGTCGACGTTTGGGTTCGCACATGTGCGCTTGTATAGATGTTTCTCTCACAAACTCTTTTTTGCAATATTCGCACACATGGGTCATGCTGATTACTTTGTGGTGTTACCCGAGTCTCGATTGTATGCGTCTAGTTCTTTTTGCGTGACCAATTCGGCCATCACGTCAATCTCATCGTCCTTGTAGGTGGGATATATTTCCATCAAGGCCTTGCGCTTGGCACTCAGTCCTGCAACTTTTTTCTTGGGGGCAATCCAGGGATGCCGCATTGTGCCCATGCCCGGACTTACTGCTGTGGCACACAACCATTGCAGTTTGGGATGGCGTCCTATGTCAAAAAAGTGCTTGTTGAGATAGTGGTTGCAACTCTGCACATAGTATTCTTGCAGTTCCTGGGCACCGTCCACTGCTGAACCCCAACGCAGCATCAGGAACGTGGAGAATTTCTTGCGCTCATCAGAGTCAAGTTCATCATAGAAGTTTCTGTTCTTGGCGTCCAGTTGGCGCATCTCGTTTGAAATGTGTAGTTTATCCATGAATTCTTTCAAATTGATATAACGGCACCTGTGCAGATTTTATAGTTAATTTAGGCAACGTGTGTTTGATCTGTAATGCATAACCAAGATTTTTCATGGCTGTTACTATCATGTTTTCATCAATGGTTATCACAATCCCACAAGTTTTTCTGTCTGATATTGTGTGTCGCATGCCTGGATCATTGATCAACTCCTCGTGCCAGTTCAAAATTTGTCCTGGGTTGTCAAGCAAGATAGTCTGAGGATTGCACTGATTGACCAATTCTTCCAGCATCAACAACGGTGCATGACTATGATAAATTACTCCCATGACTATGGCCACATCTACCTGCCCAACTTGATTCAAATCATAATGCATATCTCCAAGCAACACCTTGCATGATTTTAATTTGGGATTTGATTGAAGCTGATCAACTGATTGTTTTCGTGCTTCAATCATGATAAGTTGTTGAGGCTGATGATTCATAATGCGTTCACTTATCCATCCGTCAAACGGCCCAATTTCCACTACAGATTTATCTCTACAAATGTGCAAAAAATTATCATCAATGTACTGCCAGGTATCCTGCCCCGGAACGTCAGCAACATTGACAAAATTCAAAGAATTGTTCATGTGGTCTTGCTCAGTTGATAGATCATTATAGCACGTTCTAGAGCGTCTTGTAAAGTGAGATTGGTCCGAGCCGTTCGCCGAATCTCGCCCCACATTTTATCTTCCTGTATATGATCATACAAGGGTCTACTATCACTGGTTCTGGGATCATGGTCGTAGCCCACCACTGTGCGTTCAAGTTCGCCCACCCGTCTGGAGTACACAGTACCTTCCACACGCTCGTAGATCAATGGCACACCAGGCACAAGGCTACCCATACTGATACCCATACTGAACATGTGCCCAACGCAGGAATCGTTCTAGCCCTTCGCGGTCTTCGGGGTAGCTTTCTAGATACAGGCGGGCCAGTCGATTGATTGTTCGAAATACTTCGGGTTCTGTGTAAGCCATATTCTACCAGGCCTTGTTGTAGTCAACTATTTCACAGTTGCGGCTGACGTCTTTTACAAAGTACACACAGTCCGGTTGTTCAGCATCGTTGATAGGCACACACAGCATCTGTCCGTTCTTGAGTTTGGGTGCATACCAAGACACTTCTTGATATACGTCAATGATCTCAATGGGTGGGAAACTGGGCCTAAAGCTGCTGAGAGGGTTGAACTGGAACACATTGAAACCACGATCATTGATACTAGTCAAGGGCAACATTTCTAGATCACCAAGATCAGGTTCACCAATTAGAATCTGCCAGTCCACGGGCATTTTGATTCTGGCATCACCTATCTGCAGCACCAGAGCAGGTGCGCTGAAGCTTTCTAAAAATATCAAAGGAATGTAGTGATAATCTGGATCTTGTGGATTGCTGTTGTCTAGTATGGCAAAACGCATGTCATCTACTTCGTCGGGCAAATGATCTAGATCATAGGGTTTGTTGTCAAGGGTTAATATACGCATGATTTTATTATATACAGTTTGTTAACTAAAGTCAACCGTTGTGAGTATGTGAGCAACTTCGGTGGCCATTTGTTTCTGCCAGGCAGGATCGTCGGTATGAAATCCTGGACTCATTTTAAAACCCTGGTAGGTGGCCAAGTTGGTGCATTCATGCAGAGCAAATTCTCCCAGTAAATCTCTGACCTCAGCACTTGATGGATATGGCAACTCGGATAAATTGTTGAACAAACAATTCAAGGAATAGGCAAACGGCAGTCCACGCAGTTGGCATTCCAACAACATACACCTGGCCTGAACGCAGGCCTTGAACAGCATCATTTGTTCATCTGCTGTGGCCTGATAATAATCCACTGCCAGGCGTTGGTCTGCAGTCAGATCCTGATGTGCATTGGTTGTCCAAATTCTTTTAGGGTAATCTTTTTTGGCGTCTAGTCTAAATTCAATTCTGTTGGGTATGGTAAATCCCAGAACCACAGCGTCCGGAGATAGCTTTAGTCCTTCAAAAAATTTCCAAGCAACTATGCCATTGCTGGATCCTGAAACAGCATGCATGAGTATTTCATATTCAGGCAGCATTTCGCTCCAGTGTTGTCCTGGGTAATTGGCGTCAGGACGCATGAAACTATCCCCCACTACCAGCAACTTCTTTTTCATTTGAACTTCATCCACTCCAGTTTCTCTGCTGAGAATGGATAGTTGGCTTCCTTATAAAAGGCCTTGCGCTTGGTCAGGTGACGCTTGGCAAACTTGCAGGTGCTGGTTATGTCCCAGATTTCCACATGGTCCTTGTCTTCGGCTTTTCTAATACCGCGTCCAATACTCTGTATCACACGCACAAAGCTCTTGCCTGGTTCTACCAGCACAAGATTAAAGATACGTGGTATGTTGATACCCACAGCAGCCACACCGTAAGTGGCCACAATGATCTTGTCCGTGGCATCTGCCACCTGGTTGTATTCGTCCTGACGTGCTTTTGCCTTGGTAGCGCCAGACACAAACACAGCTTTGTCTCCCAGCCGTTCCACAAGTTGCCGGCCACACTCGGTTCTGTCCACCAGCACCAGTGTGTTGCCTGTTTCGTTTACTCGGCGTATCAGTTCAGCCATGGTGTCCAAGCGCCCAGACTCCTCCAACAGATATTTGAGCTCGCTTTGATAGTCAGCGTATTCCACATGGTCCACCAGTTGCACAATGTTCACATGGCACTGTGCCAGCACCCCTGCGTCTTGCAGTGTGCTGGCACTGAGTCGACTGACCACTGGACCTAGACTGACCAACAGGGCCTGGCTTTCAAACAGTTCTTTTGGCACTGTCCCGGTCAGTCCCCATCTCAGCGGAATCTGACTCATGGCTCCGGTCAGCAGAGTCTTGAGTGCGTCAGCCTTGGCCATGTGAACCTCGTCCACAATCACACACACCACATCTTGTATGAACTCATGAATGGTTATTTCTGCTTCGCCAGTCTTGGTCAGCTTCATCATGTTGTTGAGACTCTGCCAGGTGCATATGGTATGCTGACGATTGTATTCTTTTCTGTCGCCAAAATACACGCCCACATCCAGACCCATGTTGATGTAGTCTGCCTCTGTTTGCGTTACTAGACTCTTGTTGGGCACAATCACAATTGAGCGGCCATAGGCACTGACTGCATCACTCAAGGCTGCTGTGATAATGGTTTTGCCTGCGCCTGTGGCCACTTCTTGTATGCACTGCGGATTGGTTAGAAACTTGTTGATGATTTCCACTTGATAGTCACGCAACACCATGGGCTGGCCTGCTGCTGGATGGGTCCGGGGCCATAGCACATGACTGTAATGATTCTCTGACACTGCTGCAAAGTCAAAAGAAGTGGCATACTCACGTTGATCATCTAGTACCGGACTGTAGTCAAATTTATCAAGTATGGGCATGATCTCGGGCAGGAGATTCACATAGGTGCTGCCACCCAACTGGAAGTAGGCAATCTTGCCGTCCCAGCGCCCCAGCCGTACTGCGGGCAGATAACGTGCTGCTGGGTTTTCGTACTTGAAAGCCGTGACCAGAGCCTTGCGGCAATCTAGATCAAGTCCTTCTATCTTGATGTTGACTTCATCTCGGATTACTATGGTGCATTGTTTCATTATTGTTTAATCAATGGAATATATATTTTAGAACTATTTTCAAACTTATTAATTGATTGCTCATACAAGCGCATGGCCAACTGCCCATTCCAGAGAGGCCATTTATACCGCATAGCTTCTTCCATCATACTTATATGACGCTTGACTCGTTCCTTGAAATCAAATCCTGGGTTCTGAGGATTCATCCAGGATCTTAGATCAATCTGTCCGTTATGATCTTTCAAAAACACAAAATTATTTTCCAAAGCTATTTTTTCCAATGGCGCTCCGGGCAACACACTCAGTACATTTAATGTCTCTATTCCTTGTATAGTTCCTGTTGCTACATATTTTTGCCATCTTTTAAACATAGTAAGTGTTTCGGCATGATCTTTTTCGGTCTCACTGATGTATCCTGTAAAAAATAAAAATAATGTTTCTATGTTATACTGATTAAAGTTTTCTAAATAATATTCTATATCATCGTTGGTGAATTTTTTACCTAGTTCAAATCTAACACGATCAGATCCTGACTCAATACCAAT